AATTAAAAAACATAAAAATTATATATCAATTTATATATGAGCATTAGATCGCGATTTTGTAGCAATTACTGATATAGCTTGAATAATGTGCAATGATTGCACGTTATTTTTTGTGTTTTTGTTTATTCTGGCTCAAAGCCAAGTTGAGCGATGAGATCTCGATATGCAGCCTCGATCATCCAGCTGCTCTCAAGATCTTCCGCGTCCTCTTCGAACGGACTCTTTTCTTCGGGATTCTCTTGTGCAAAGAATTCCGCTGCTGCCTCGGAGAAGCAAGGCCCAATGTCCTCAGCTTCGTTCTTGTCAGCTTGCCAAGCATCAACAAGAGTCTCGATGAGATCCAGTCCTTGAACAGTGATGGAACGCGCGAAAGCTGCCTTGTGACGATTGTACAAGGCAACGAGCTCCTCTTCGCCCTCCTCGTCAGTGATCATTTGCAAAAAGTGTTCTAAGAAATCGAATGACTGTTCTTGTGGCTCTTCCACCATCTTCTCCACTCCAAACAAATCAATTGCTTCTGCCATTGTAAAAGGTCTTCGAAAACACGCTTTGAAATTAAAAAGTAGAAAAATTATAAATCAATTTATAGATATGATTTATAGCTTACTTTTCATCAAAAGCAGGAATAACTTGATTGTTAATGGTATCAAATGCACTCCCATTAGGTAAAGATACAGTACGATATTCTTGACGAGATTTTAATCCTATCTTCCTAACGATTCTGTACGATGCGTTTTCCTCCCACATTTTAGAAGAGATTTCAGTTGCTTGATTTCGCAAAGGATGTTTAGGATTAACACTTCCAAAGAAATGTCCGTCACGTAATGTTCCTTGAAAGATCAAATCTTGTGTATCGATCATAGAGATTCTTTTCAGATTGAAATGTGTATGAATCCATAATATAAGATTAGCCCAAGGTGAATAGTCACATTTCTCTATTTTTGTCAAGCTTGCAATATTATTACAGAAACACAGATCACTTCCTCTCAACAACAAAAGACCTAGATAAGAATGAGAACTCTCAACAATTGTAGCAGTTTGATGATTGCTTAACACTGTCGGGAGATCCTCTTCTGTAATATCAGTTATCTCACTCAAACGAGTATACAATTGTCCTGGAAGACGAATCGAAAAATCTTTCCACGGATCACGTTTTCGTACAGTATAAGCTCTGTCTCCTTTATACTTACAACCACTATACAAAAATTGATTTGGATAGATTTCAACAATATCAGTTACTCTGAAGTAAGCACCATATGTGTATAAATCTTGATACCACTCCTTGTGTTGAAAAGGTTTAGATAGTTTATAGTGTTCTGGAAAATCTCTTTGCATAAGATAGCTCCATAGATCTGCTTTTTGTGACAAAACTGATAATACTTTGCATGTCTTGAAAATAGCACGAATATCTGGTGCTTCTGAATAAAAACATATCAACTTCCAAGCGAGATCCATTTACCTATTTATAAAGATACCTGAGTATCTTTATATATTCATATTCATCAATATAAATGAGTTCACATAATTTTCCTTTTAAGAACCAAATACAGTAATATGGACGTTCCTCGAGTAGATCCTTGGGTAGTCTTAGATAGAGCTCTCCCTATTGCCTATGAAGGTCGTGATGTTTATGACGTTCTTAGAGATGAGCTTCAAGACCATTTTTCTGTAGGTACTATTCAGATAGGAGGACGTCTATGTAACGAGAGACGCATGACATGCTATTTTACATTGGATAACAAAGCAGTAATGAGATATTCGGGTCGAGAGTTGACACCTATCCCTCCACCGAGAGGTTCCTATCTTCATATTCTTATGGTTATGGTGAATGATTCTGAGTTCAGAACACAACTCGCTAAAATGAATCCTCGCTTGAAGGATATACTTCCTCAATTTAATGCCGTGTTTTGTAACCATTATCGTAGGCCTGATCAGACTGATAAGCCTGATAGTCTCGGACCTCACTCAGATGACGAAACAGATCTAGCATCAGACGTCATTCTAAGCTTCACATATTGTGAGGAGAATGGCGAAAAAATATTCAAGTTCCATGAAAAGTTTGGGAGTACTAAGACTATTGCAGAGTTCGAATTGAAGAATGGATCTGTATTGGTTATGATGCCGGGATGTCAAAGATTGTGTAAACATTCAGTTTCAGATCGCATTACAAATCTGAACGGAAAGCGTATCACAGGCGCAAGAATTAACTTAACATTTAGATGTATTAAGACAAAATGATTAACAATATAGTGTGTTTTTACACACCATAAAATGGATGTCGAAGAAGTTAGATTGAAATGTGTCAAAGAAGCGGGTAAGTTACGCGTAAAAATCATCTCGCCTGGTTATAGTCACAATGCCAATACACAATTTCCGCGCAACATCAGAGTCGAAGGTCGAGAGTTTCTTGTCCCGAAAGATGAGGTGAAGTTTGTTAACACTAAGGGTAAGTTCTTTTATCGTGTCATGAAGAACATTCGCGTTGCAGGTGATAGCGTTGAGATTAACAATAAGCCTAACATCAAGGGTCTCAAAGTTTTCCGAGATGAAGAATGCACAGACTGTGCTATTTGCATGGTTGAAAATCTTGAACTTGTTGTGATGTATCCTTGTGGTCACTTATACACTTGTGCTGAATGCGGCAAAGGATGTAAAATATGTCCCATTTGTAGAGTTCCTGTGCAACAGATTGTTACTCAAGCTGAACTTCAATAATGAGATGAATCACATTCATCTCATTTTAACTTCAAAAATAGGTAGTTCTGCAGTCATACCATAGTATTCTAAGTGATCAAGTTTTGTATCATCTAGAAGTTCGTATCTTAACATAACTGTTCCTACTCTCAAATGTCTCAATGCTTTGTCATTTCCAGCTTTTGCAGCTTTTTCGATTTCTTCACGATTCAGATGACATGTGTAGTATTGATGAATATGTCTCATCAAGTCGAGATTAGTGAAATCATTATTGCTCTCATAGTGGTAAAGCCTTCCATCTAACATCAAAAGAATCTCTTTCATGAATATGAGTTTTTTAGGTTCCAATGTCGTATGAGGTATACATTCATTGACGTTCCAATTTGTTTCTTCTAACAATGATTTTGGAAACATTTATATAAACATGAATGAAAAAGAGAATGTCTGTTTCAATTGATATATTGTCTGTATAGACAATATATTTCGTATTAATTGCTTATGATATACAAAATAATGCAAGGAGTCCAAACAGCGATCATAAGTAGTATCATTCCAATACTTGCCAAAGCAACAAGATTAACTCCAAGATTTACAGTTGATGTTATTGCTTGTAGATATCCTGTAGGACAGCTCGCAACTGATGCAAATGCATATGTTTGGTAGTAATAGCTCAGTGAGGGAGAATTACAATGTGGTGAAACTTCGTAACTTTGAATTCCACAACTGAAGAGAATGTTTTGTGCTGCAGTACCTCCGTAAGCTTGATCGCATCGAAGATAAAACTCAATGACAGATAGTTCCGATTCGAGATTAGTCACATTGGCTACATTAACAATAGGATCATGATATACGAGTACAATATCATAAGCGAATACAATAGACATAACAAGACATGTAATGGAAGCTGCGAGTATCAACAACAATCCTGCTACAAGTAAACCAGTTCCGAATTTTTCACGCATTTTCTGAACCATTTTCAACAAGTTATATTTAGCGACAAAATGTTATATAATTCTTATTCTTTTTTCCAATACTAAATGCTGATTTTGATCATTCTCTTCATACTCTTTGAAAGTGAAGCTAAGAAGATGGATCATGCTATTCAACTTCCTGCACTTCTAAAGGCAGAGAACTTGAGGTTTCACGTTGAAGACAGCGATGAGTATGCCGAATTGTACATGCACATTGCCAATCTTATCCAAGGAAACCATGAATGGGCAGTTTGGCATCCTGAGGAAGTCAACAAAATGAAGAAAAATGCTTGGAATCATCGTTATATAATCGGAAATCCTCAAGGCAGATTCGGTGCGCAATCTGGTTACATCGATAGTTCTCTTTTTATGGGTGGTTTGAAGATCGATGTGGCGCCATTCAGGGTACGCGTGATCAAGAGAGTCGTGGCGGAATTGAGAGCAGCTGGTTACAACGTTTCATATACTTTGAGCAATGCGCCGGGATTTCCTAGGAGACCTCAATGGGTACCCTCTCCACCACTTCCGAATTCCTTCACTCTTTCTCAACTCAATGCTATGAACATGGATCCAAAACAGAAAGGACTTCTACTCAAAGCCATGCCTCCAAATGATAGTCCTTGGGGTGAAGAACAAACAATCACATATGAACAAATCCAAGTTCTCAATCTAACTCCAGAACTAAAGAAACATCTTCTACAGCAACTGTCTAGTGCTTCAAGTCCTCCTCAAACTCCGCCACCTATTGTTGACGTTGAATTAGATGAACGTCCTACTAATATCAAGATTACTTTGTGATTTCATTCAATGCTCTTCAAAGAGCACTGAATGTTATTAAGCTTCAAAATTGAGCTTGATAGGAATTGCAGGTTCTGGATTCTTAGGTTGAAATACATCCATAGAAGCATTCTTTCTAACAATATACATGTCTTTTTGATCAACATCATCAATGTTTTTACTTCTATTGTAGACTTTCCAAGCAAAGACGAGTTGTTTATTGATGATGTAAAAGCATCCGAACATATTGAACTCAATACATAGACTATAGAATGAAGCAAATGCTATAGGTTTGTGTCCTTCAAGCTTGAATGTTCTACAACGTGATGGTACGAGACGATACTTAATCATATTCTTAATAGAAGATATCGTGTCAACCTTTGGATACATCTCTGTTGTACTTTGAATAGCAAGCATTGACATGTGATCATCATGAATCATTGCTAGAACATTATGTCCTATTACCATGAACATACACTGGAATAATGAACCAACAATATGATGTGATAACATGTGTTCATAGTAATCACGAGGCATCTTCATCTCTATATTAGGATTATCAATCTGAAAAACCTTAACTGAAGATGCAGCAGCTTCATATACCTTTATACATACATCATTCCAGAATCCAACATTCTTCAAAAGCTCAACATCTTGTCTTTCTCCCTTGAGATTTCTTGAGAGTATCTCTGCGATATTAGAACTATTCATAGACTTAAGAATCTTATTAATATAGCTCTCTCTTACCTTGTCCCATAACGTCATAGAAGCTTCCTTCTTCTTGAGTTGTTCATCCAATATACGATCATCAGAATCCTTAGACTTCTTCTTTTTCTTGTTCTTCTGCTTCTTTAGTTTCGGATGTTTGATAGTGACAGTCTCAACATATGTCTCCATTGTGTATGTTCTTATTGTATATAATTCTCGATCTCTCTCAATGAGACGTTTACGAATATCTTCTTGTTCGTTAAAAGACTTCTTTTGACATAATTCATCAAGTTCTGCCCAACTGTAACCTACTCTCCATCTTATTGCCATTACGTATATAACTTATTTTGATTGATAAATTAAGAAAATTGGAAATCGATAAAATGAAGATAGCTATTGTAATCATTTTCATTATTCTTGTGATTGTGATATTGAGCATAACAATCAATGCTTTGATAAATTCTGAAAGGAATAATGAGATTCTTCTTGATAAGCTAGCAGTATTGTTTATCATTGCTCATCCAGATGATGAAGCTGTCTTCTTCACTCCTACTCTCATGTCATTGAAGAAGCATAATATAGAGACATACGTGTTGTGTATGAGTAATGGTGGAGGTGAAGGAAATGATGGAGATATTAGACATCATGAAATGTTATTAAGTGCTGAATATGCAAACATACCTTCATCAAACGTCTTCATTAGCAATTTCAATGATGGACACAAAGAGTCATGGGATACGACAATGATGATCAAAGAGATTGATTCAATTGTTCAAAGCAAGAATATAAAACACATAGTGACCTTCGATGAATATGGTGTCACGAGACATCCAAATCACATATCATGTCATACTGCAGTTAAAGAATATCAAACCCAAAGTGTGAGGAAGCATTATCTTGAGACTATAGGTTTTGTTATGAATAGTATGGGACCCTTGTCAACCTTAACATATGTCAAGGATGGTCAGATGAGTTTCAGATCTAAACATTTTTACAATACATGGAAGCAATTATCTCATCATCGATCCCAATATACGAAATTATGGAAGACATATACCTTTTTCTCAAGGTATTCACTTTTGAACACATATAAATGAATCATAAAACATCATTCATTTAGACTTGAAATGGAAGACAGTCCATTCTGGATATACTTTGAAAAGTTTATTCCAAAAGAAGATGCAGACTCTTATTTCCAAAGATGTACGAAGGAAGTTAAGTTCGAGCAATGGAAGTATGAATATGAAGATAAGGTAGGACCGAGACCTAGGTTGTCTAAATTCTACAAAGCTAACGAAGATAGCAACCCTCAAGTTATTCAAGAATTGATGACATTGATGAATCTCCTTCTCAAGGAAGAAGAGCTACAGAAGACATTCAATATACCTCCTGGCATACAATTTGATTCTGTTCTTGTCCATTGTTATAGAGACGGAAAAGATCACATAGCAAAGCATAGTGATAAGGAAGCTAAGGATACATTCGTATTCGGATTGAGTCTTGGAGCAGTTCGAAAGATGAGATTCAGATGTATTCGCAATAAAGCATTACAATATACGTATGATTTGCAAAATGGTTCACTTTATATAATGAGGCCAGGATGTCAAGAGCTGTTTACACATGAGATTGTTAAAACGTTAGCAAAGAATCAACCTGGACCTAGGATCTCATTAACGTTTAGACATGATAACAAACCTTACAAATAAAGATATACATGACATCAAATGTCATGCATTGCTATTATTTAGATGTGCTTTCCCACTTTTTCTTCTCTGCATCAGTCATGTTATTCCACTCAGCATAGAGCTTATCGATCACTTGTTCTGGTTCAAGTGTCATATCTGCCATTTGAATTGCGAGATACCTCGCATCACTAAAAAATGGAAATCCATCAAGAGCTACTCTTGAGTTTAAATGATTACTGTGATAAGGACATAGTAACAAATTATACAGAAGGCTTTCTTCTTGAGTGTCTCGCCATGATGCAGGATGTCGACATGGAGGTAAAGTCTTATCAGTGTAACGTGTATGAATTTGACAATTGATGCTCATTTGAGCTAATCGATTTTTGAAACATCAGTTTCAGAGAATATTTCAGAAATTCGATTTTTTTAAATTTAAACAAAATCAATCGAAAATGCTTCTGATTCTCATTTGGATCTTGTGTGGGGTAACTCTAGGACAAAGCATGTATGGGGAATGCTTTCCTAATGATGAGCCTTGGTTGACAACAAAGCTTCCAAACGGCACGCTTGTATTTCATGCTCACTGGCAAAATGAACTCGGATCTATTATGATTCTTGTTCCTGCATTTATTGACAAGAATTACATTGGTTGGGGAGGATCATATCAAAGCAGTGTAGGTGATGCTGCAGGAACTTATGGTATTAAGGGAAGATCAATTCTTAACAATGGTGTGCAAATCATTAGTTGGGATGTTGTCTGGTCAAACGCGAATAAGAAAGTTCCAAGCATAACTTCTTGGAATGGATATCTCGATCCTAATGAGAAAGGGAAGAACGCTCCAAAGATCTATGCCAACTGGATTCTAACTGATGCCAGTGGTGCTTTCTGGAACTCAACTCTTACTGGTCAAGACATCTTCTTTCGAAGCAACTACTTGACACCTTCTCGTAACCATAAATTCAAGTTTCACAATTGATATATACTTTTTGATTATATTCATAATCAAAATACACAATGAAGAAGCATTATTTCAGCTTTGACAATAAGAAAGGATTGCGCACTGGGAGCTACGCATATCCTGGAAGTGGTTATGTTTATACTAAAGAACCTGTTGACCATGAATGTTTGCACATAAACGTTCTCGTTGGAGAGCAAGATTTGCATCATCTATGTCATCTCATACATAAGGTGAGGCATCTCGAGCTTTCTTTTTGCGATCCTGCTACGAAAAGAGATCTAGAACCTTTTACAAAGCTTTTGAAAGAGAACGAAGGTCAACTTGAAACACTTTTAATATATGAACAATATGAAAATGTAGGAGTGAGACTGAAGAACAAATCTATGCTGTTGGGTAAGATTGATAGTTTCTGGATCGCAGGAGAAAAAGCTCAAGACTACATTCCTCCAAAGCGTAAGAATCCTAAATATGCTCATATAGTTACATTGAAAACATCAAAGAACGAGAAGATCACAACGTACGAGTTACGTGGATCTAGAATTGATCCTCAAATCATTGATAAGATTTATCAGATGTCAGATGAATCACCTATCATCTTTGTACAGGTGATCGAATTCAGTCCTACAGACATAACATATCTTGCTACTATTTTCTACACAGACTATGAAACATCACAATGGCCTAAAGATCAATCTATGAGTGAGATAAGCAAAGAAGAATGTGATCTTCTGTTATTCCAACACTTTCCTGTTAGTAAGACGCCTTCATATCCAAAGAGATATGAAGACCTGTATGTACCAGATACCGATAATTATATCGATATTGATGAGGATGCAAATCTTATTAGTATTCGTTTCGCTGGAGTCGAAACATCATTCTAGACTTCCATATCATGCGAGTAATAATGTGTAATATTCCTATTGGAATCTTATTCAATCTTGATTGTCTGAACTTATGAACACCAACAATAGTTCTACATGCTGCTCGACACATATTGTTTGTCAAAGTTCGAAATATATAACCTCCAAGTTGACCGTCTTTGATGATCTTCTTTGGTTCCTTGATCTTGAGAAATGTGTATGTGCATTCCATTGGATCATTAGTTTCAGTTGGAAAGTCAGTCCTTTTCAAAATCTTACTGTTGAGACCTATGACAAAGAATTTTCCAGGACGTGTGACGCTGATAACATCATCATGATCGTCATAATTACATTCCCATACAACTGATTCATCACATTTCAGACATTCTCCTCGCCATGACTCGTCAATGTTGTTTGGTTCATTACCTTCTCGATATGTGAGTCGGACTTTTTTGCCACAATCAAAACATTTCATGTCTCGTCTGACAAAGGTTCTCTTCAACTGTCCACATGGTATAGATCTATGTTGTAGGTTAGGATATGTTTTTTCTAAGAAGTTATGAAACTTCTTCCTATTTTCTGCATTTGAAGGTATAGTTATTAAGAGTTCGCCTTCTTTGATACTATCTAAAGCTTGCAACATGGTCTTGTTGTGTTATTATGAAAATTATCAATTTTCATAATTCATTTATTGAAATACATATGAATTCCAGAGATCGGATCTTCTTGTTTTCCAAATTTCAATTGCTATGATATTCATACAATCACGTGTCAATTTAGCATTTAATGTTGTATCTTTACGCTTTCTTAAAGCAAGAAGTGTGATAATAACACTTTGACACCTAATAGAACGTCTATTGCGCATTAGAATATTTCGAATATCTTCACCGTATGGAGAGATAATATAATAATCTTTCTCACGATGATTTATGGATATATCGCATATAGAAAAGTTAGTATCGAGACATTTATCCACTCTCAAATTATTTAACATTTGAAATACCATGAATTGTGGATCTTCTGTTCTTGCTGGAAGTTCAAAAACAACTTTCTTAACTCTAGAATGTGAGAGCATTGAAAACATTATAGGCCATATAATAATAAATCCTTCTATGAAGATAGATTTTAAGCATGGCATACGAGCATATTCTTTTCCAGTTCCTTCATAAGAGAGAAGATTTCCGTTAGATGTGTCATAAGAAGCTAGGAGACGAATGTGTTGTACCTTGAAACGTGAACATATGATTGAGAGTCCGATTGTTTCTGCTTCTGTCCATAAATGCAATGGATGATAAATATCTAATTGAAGCAATCCATCTGGAAGATCTGGATTCTTCGAGAACAATTGTTGAAGGGAATACATTTGTATTCGTTATTGATAATTTAAAAATAACGGTTATCATTACAAAACAAGATGAAGGTCAGATTGTTTTCATTTAACTGCTTGACATCAGCATACTTGAAGGAATACCAAGATATACCCTCTGAAGTCTTGAATCAGGATCGCAGACATTCACAGATCTTAGAAATCATCAAGAGTGAAATGAGAATAGGTTCCATTATCGCTTTGCAAGAAGTTGAACTCTCACTGAAACCAAAGCTTCTAGTTGTTTCATTAGCATATAATTATGTAATGCGAGATGTTCATAATGGTTCTGAAAGAGATAACTATATAGGTCCTGCTTTGCTTTGGCCTGGTTCTTACGATCTTGAGAATTTCGAGCAAGTTCGCGTTGGTGATAGAATCAAATCTGTATATGGAACATCATTTTGCCCAAAAGAACAAAGTTGGAGTTCTTGGATCTATGATAACACATGTAATAGAAAGGTTGCTCAAAAGAGATTGAAGGATATCAGTGCATTCAATTATGCTTGTGCAAAATGGAATTGGTTGCTCTTAGTGAAGCTCAAAGATGGAGATAAGAATGAGAGTTTTGTTGTCGCAACATATCATGCTCCTTGTGCATATTGGGAACCATTGATGCAACATTACCATACAATCATTATTCCAGATATTGTTAAAACATTCAAAGGATCTGACAAAAAGAGTCCTACATTCATTGTTGGTGATCTTAACATTAAACCAAGTATGATGAATAAGTATAGCGAGGATCTTGGTACAAGTGCTCATAAAATTGAATATGGCAAAGAACGTGAATGGACATGTTGGACTAAGATATTTAGTCATTATAAGAATGATGTTCAAGAATTCAAAGATACATTGGATTATATATTGCTTGATAAGAACGACTACGCAGTTGAGAACTTCGAATATGAAACTGAAGGTATGATACCCTCAAAGAATTATCCATCTGACCACAAGTGGATTGCAGCAGTCATTGGTTGGTAAAAGTTAAGGTGCACATATCGTGCATCTTAATCATATTATTTCTCCTTGATCAAGAACCTATCCACTCATTAGCGATACGAACTTTGATTCGCAATCGCTTGGGTTGGCAAAAATGTATTAATGCGACAACAATCCTTCTCGGACTCAAGAGACGAAAAGAATATTCGCAATATCGAGACGTATTAACATGTATTATTGCTTTGGTATGGAATACAAGAGGAACAAAAATATGGACAGAACCGTTAATATTAGTGTGAATTATGAAAAAGTTGATTTCAAATTGAGATCAACAAAGTTAAGATGAATACAGATGATCTCAAGTTTAAAAATGAGGATACAGATAAATATGGTCATGTAGAAAGGAAAGGTTGGATTGCTATTCCTGTAAAGTTCTCCGATACTAAGACTCTTGTGAGATTTTTCAATAATAGAAGATATCCGAGTCGTCACTTTCATCTCGCTCACTTTGACAAACATAAACAGCTTCATTGGTATACTGGACCGCCTGATAATAATCCGTACTGGCTACTTCACTGCGATCTCCATGGAAATTATCCTACTGAAATAGAGACAAATCTCGAACTTGTAGTAGAACTTAAGCTAATATTCAATGACATAAAAATGTGAAACATCACGAATGTGAATTATGATTTGGATCATTACATGCTCCTGATTTTGGATTGAGAGGGTCAGGTTGATATTTAGGTTTTTCACAAAGCCAACATTGTTCACCTTTAGAGTTGAATCCTCCCGGACATAAGAATTCAGGAATTATCTTATCATCGAGCATCTTTTGAATTAAAGGATTTGAGATACTAGATAGACATGTCGCATAATTACATCCTTCAGGTTTTATACATGCTGCACCACAAAACACACAAGGTTTGGTTTCTTTCGAAGATAATGCTCCTTCAAAGTATTCTCTTGTGAGTCTCTCTTCTTCACCTTTTTCGAATTCTCCCTTATCATGAAGGTATTTAGGGTCTGTTACAGAACATACATCGTTATTCATGAGCTTAAATATTTATCTTGAAGTAAAAATGTCAGAAAGCACAGTTGCGCCAAATGTTCCAAGTCTAGCATTACATGAAACATCATCATCAAATGTAGAACCATCTTTGCCTATAACAACTATCGAGGTATCTAAGAAACCTAAGCGATTTCAATGTATTATTTTATAATTCGAATGGTCCTAAGGACCACTTGATTTGTTATTTACGCTTCTTTGCTTTTCCTACTTTCATGACAATGTTAACCTTATTGATAGCTTGAACCATATCATCATTTTGTATCTGTCTGTATATCGCATCTATGCGCTTTCTGGAAGGGAAATTGATTAGAACCTTGGCAGTTTCTAACTCTCTAGCCTTGTCAGCATTGTATGGTATAGATGTCATATCAACTTGAAAACTGTCGACAAAATGATCAGGAAGCTTCTCACTAAAGTATGATTGTGCAATCTTTGGTATAAGATTAAGCTTCGAAGGAGGAAGGATAGTCACGAGATGCTCTAGAGGTGTAACGATTTCCCCAGTCTTGGTCATTGGTTCAGTTATCCAAAATGGAGTTCTCTTAAACTTTTCGAGCTCCTTCTTCAGATCATATGCAGTCGGAGCATAGTTATATCCATATATCCAGTTGACATTCAGATTCTTTGTACGCTCAGTGTAGTATGATAGAATCCAAACAAAACCTGCAAGATAATTGTGACACATGTTAGGTGTCTGATTGAATTCAAGAACACCTCTGTATTCTTCTACTTCATTCCATGTACCACATACATAGTTTTGATACAACCTACAAAAGACGAAGTAATCAAAGGTTTGAAAAGTCTTCTGACCTCCAGGTTCTCTCATACTTGGAGGTAGAATGGATGTTATAGAAGCTCTCGATTCCAACAACACTGACCAACGTCTGTCACCTATAACTTCTTGAGTTTCTTGATCTTTCAGCAAGTACAGGTCTTCTTGTGTAGTCTGCTTTTCGAACAATTTTATTAATACTCCTGCTTCAGAAAGAAATAGAAAATCAAGATATATTGAAAGGTTAGCCCAATGAATACCACTAGCACTAGTATCAAGAAGATTAATTCTACCAAGATTGTTTCGAAAGGCTTTGGTATATGCATCAATAACAGCATCAAAGACTTCCGTTCCAGATCCCATACTCAAAGGAAGTCCTGGTAAGAAATCATTTCCCGCAAAACATGAACAAAGAACGAATTCTTTGATATCTCCAAAGGTTTGTCTGAGATCAGCTCTGATACCTGTAGCATTATACATTTCAAATTGATGAGGTTCTTCAGCAGCACCTCGAGTTACATATTCTATCCATTCATGAGTGTGACGCATCACGACAACATTTTGTTCGAGACCTGCGTGAAGTTGAACGAGTAAGCTCATATCTGAATCTGGACTGTAGATGACATCAAAGATACCTTTTTTGGTAGTGTTGTCCTTAATCATACGTTCCATGATCTTATGTTCGCCTTCACCTGCAATGGTTTCATCTGAGAACTCTACCTTACGTGGCCATCTTTGTGGATATGTAGTATGTGCTTTTCTCAAACGTTTCTTCAAATCAGCACTCAATGCTTTCATGAATTCTGTTCCAGGCTTGATTTGATCTCTATCGAAGATAGGATCCGGTAGAAGTATACTCTTATAAGATCGTTGCCTCTGTTGATATAGTTTGGCGGCTGGAACTGGTCCATCTGACCCTATGTATAGGAGATCGAGAGGTTCAACCATATCCAAGAGTTCTACGATTGAATCGAAGACTTCAGAGAAGACACCATTCTCTGTAGTCCATGCGAGATTTGGATTCTCTTTGAGAATATCTAATAGCTCGAGATTTTCCGCATTATAATGAGAGGAATAAATCTTTCCGACTGCGTTATGAACTAAAGCATTGTAATCGATGAAGAGTCCTCTAGCGCGCAATGGTTTAGTCTGATCTGGACGACCAAAACGCTTAATAAAGTCTTTGTAATTGTTACCATAATGTATAGTGAACTTTTTGCGCTGCCAGGGCTGAAAAGAACGAATTCCCATGATACAATATGTGCCAAGATTTATAGAGAAAAAAATAAATTTTGAATAATCATTAGATAAATGAAAACCTAAAATAGTAAAATTTCGAAACTAAATGGAACCTGTAGTTCAACCTAATCAAGCTTTACGGGAATTCATCATTGATGAAACTGAAGATGTTGAATTCGAAGATTTTATACATCGACTCCTATCCACATTCCTTCCACCAAATTATCTGAACATATACATGGCAAAAGAGCTCAGACCACGAGATCCTTCACGATTGCCTGGTAATCACGAAGGTATACTCGTGAAAGGACCTTTCTATCTCTTTGTGAAAGCATTCACACACAAGTATATTAGTGAGATAAATCTTGAAACTATTGAGACATTAGGTGATTCCATATTCAACTTTGCCGTTGTAAGCTTTATATTTCGTAACTGGCCTAATCTGAGAGCAGAGAAGATCGTTGATAATATGAAGCAATTCTATACCAATAATGAACGTCAAGGTGTATCGTATGCTAGACAGCTTCACTTTCCACGCTGGTTTAGAACAGATCCCATTCTCAATGCAAGTCCAAATGATCTCTCAGATAATTTTGAAGCCTTCGTTGGAGCATTGTATATGATTGGAGAGTTCTATATCGGTGATGGAATTGGACAATTCGTTGCTACCGAGTTTTCATATAAGCTATTGTCACTTCAAGAATGGCATCCTGAGTCTCCCGAATATTATAGTATTTCATCAACCTTATTCAATGATTGGCTACAAGCAGTAGATCCAAAAAGATCTCCTGTCGTACAAACAACAGAGAAACAGAATGAAAGCAATGGTATGTGGATACATAATGTTGTACTTACAGGTGAGATTATAACGGAGATGACGAACGGAACAGCAATTCTAGTTGCTGAAGGAATTGGAAACAATCAAGCTACAGCAAAAGAAATGGCATATGAAATGCTCGTCAATTCTTTGAAGCTTAATTATAAGCTAATTTCTCAAATGCGCGAGAATAAGTGGCTTAAGAATCCCATAATTGCACATCAACTGGAGCGTTTACATTCTACGCCAGGATATACTAATGCTGATGTATTACGTGTAGAGAGACGCGAGAACAATATGTTCTCCTTTATTGCAGTTCCAGTCACTGAAAATGTTGGCAATGGTAAGACTGTAACATTTTTAGAGACTCGTGCTAGAGGTATGTCTATGGCAACTCCAACCAAACCTGCATCAGAAGCAGAAGCAATCACTAATGCAGTTGAAAAACTCTTGAACGGAGCACAATATCAAGTTTTAGTACCAGTATCAGGTGAAGCTATAGACTATTCGAGGATACAAGGCCCTACATTTGCAGCTGCAGGACCTGTAAGACCTGGAGCTACGTTATTGAATGGTCCTCGCGGTGTAATGAAAGGAAGAGCTGGCACAGAAAGAGATATCAGAGAGCGAAAACCAAAGACAGGAGCACCTGGAGCAATAAAGAAAAGTGGTGGTAGACCTCCACGGAGAACTAATGGTCCGAAATAAGCATTATTTACTCGTCGATTTGACGAATAAATCTAAAGGAAAATCATTCCGCTTTTTGAGTTGTCCAAACTTCGGTTCCTCTCGTTTTCCATACCAAATCTGCAATAATTTTTAGCGCGTCACGATTCAAACAAGAAAACATATAGTGAACCCTTTTCTTCAAACAGAGAAGAATTAGAATGGCTTTCGTGCAGTTCCTCCAGCCAGTTGCGTTCTTCTCCATCCAAAGAGAGCAATTTTTGAAGGCTGCGAGACCCGGCTCACTGAGTCGAAGATCGATCTGAATGGGACGATATTCATGTTTCCCAGGATTCCAAGCATCACTTAAAAATTTGATCTTCTCAATGCTATGATTACACTTCAACAATTTTGGATCCATATGATAGAAAATGTGATCGATCCACATACTTATTTCTCAAAATGTATGACTGAAAGAGTACAAGAGAAGAAAAAAGAACTCTTTTCTAAGTTGAGGAAGGAAACAGAAGGGAATACGGGATTTGATGCTCTTTTGGATGAGCTAGAAAGTTTTGTATAGCTTCATGAAGCTATACAAAGGGAATTCACTTGATCTGTCTTGCACGTTCGACAATCAATGCTTGAAGCTTAGAGTTCTGTTGTTCTGCGATAACTGGGTTAGGTGTCGTAGTGTTATACTTCACTTGGTTGTTGTTAGGAGAATCGGTCTTTCTCATGCCGTTGGCTGCAATGAATTTCTTAGTTCCAACTGGTTTTTGTTGAGATGTCTGTGATTGCAATCCAGTTGCGACTTGATGGACTTCATAATTGCGTCCGCGTCGCGGCTCTCTGGCTACAGTACGAGCTATCAAGGAGTCCGAAGTCACGGCGGCTTCCATTTTCAAAGACCTAGGTAATTTTTAATTATTTTGGATTCATCAATCTCTTCTTCAACGCTATTCATTCTATTGGAAGCCATCATGTGTTCATATGCACTCTTGGCTTTCCTACGTTCGAAAGGAACTTCAGGCATAACAACATAAGTACATAGATCTTCAATGGGTACGGTGGAGAGATCAACTTCTTCTTCCTTTTGCTCACCATAGTAAGTGAAATTATTCAAGTCTTCATTGAAATTTTCAATAAGATCGCGATCCGGTCGAAGCTCAGGTTTCATGAGATATATTGCAACTAAGACACATAATGCAATGATTAGAAATGCAAACCAATGCCTCCATTTCAAGAGATACATTACGATCGTAATGATTATGATCAATCTCGTCACAGTGTTGAGCTTTTCCTCGAAGGTATCGTTGTGACATGGGAGTATTGTAAATCTACGAAATAGATCTTTTGGCTCTTCCAGCCAAAATCTTTCTGGATGTACCATTTTAAAAGTCTTCTAAAAAAGATGGATGAAGAAAAGAAATCTCTCGATACAAGCGAAAAATGGCTTATTGCGATAATGCTCGGAGTTCTCTTTCTGATTTTGATATCACCTATAGCTTTTAGATTCAGCAATTCCATCTTTTCTCGTGTAAGATTTTCTTTGACATCAAGTGAAGGTGTCCCAAACATAAGAGGCATTGTTGTTCATACCTTGGTATTCATTATTCTCATCAGAATTCTCATGAAATGAATTCGAACTTAAACATTTCCAACATATAAACATGAACAAATCACTTAAAACATGGTATTTGTTTCAATGGGAAAATGATAGGACAAATAACTGGTCTAGATATCTAGTGGAAGAATGTCCAAAATGGGATGTCGAACAGATATGCGTTCGAAATAGCTCAGATTATAATTTAGATACTAGTGATACTCCTGATACTAATGAACTTTCTTTGTCTACAACACGTTTGAAGAGATTCTTGATCGAGTATTATGAAGAAGCACTGCCAATAAATTATCATTACTTCTTCAAACGTATACAAGTCCAGACTATTATCTTTCTCGTTCCTGTATGCGAAATAGATGAAGAGGTAATGAGAATTGATACTGCTCTTAAACACGTGACTAGAGAAAGATGGCTTGAAGACAATGATAGTGTTACAGAAATAATATTTAAGAATTCAAGTGGTAAACATATTAGAACTATTAAGATGCTCAATGATGATAAACGAAATATATAAAATAAAGCTTTAAGTATTTCAAAAACTGGTACAAAATGGTTGAAGATTGTAAGAAGATTTTGACAACTTTTGCCGATATCATCATTCGTGGTGGAGACTACACATCAAATGGAATTGAACTAGCATTCACTCAATTCTGTGATACAGTCAAGGTCAAGCAATATGCTGCCACACCAAAAATGAGTGGAGGCTTTGTTAGGACTACTATCAATGAAGCTATTGAAGCAGCTCGACAACCTGTGTATATCCCTTGCAAAATCAATCAACATGGAAATCTTGAGTCAGAGAACTTTCCAGGTATGCTTGTGAAACAGATCGGAGAACATGATTGCATTGTATATGGAATTCAAGATGGACCTCGTGTAGCGCCTCTTTCTCTGAATTGGCTTCTCGTATGTCAAGCTAATGGTCTCAAATACGATAAGAGCAATACTGTGGGATGTGCAGAAACAACAACGTCTATCTTAGGCATGACATTACCCAACACAAAATAATTCAATGTTAAATATAACAATGAATATCATATATTTATTTTTATCATTTTAAACACTTTTGCAATGAAGAAGACGCAATACAAAGTTATTGGAGCTGGAGGATATGGCAAAGTATTTCTATTACCTGATGGTACCGCATTGAAAGCTATATATGATATCGATGTATGTCGAGGTGCTCGTACAGAATTCCTTAAGCAACAGAAAGCATATAATGCATTTCAAGACATTCGAAATATCGAGTTTGATAATGATGTGTTGAATGATTATAAGGACAAAATCAATGTCAGCAAACCCATATCATATGATGAAGATCATAGCATGATAGAAGGGCAACAATATGCATGTCACTATACCATGTCATTGTTGAATGGATTACCATTGACAATGTATGATAGCCTTGATAGGCCATCTCGTGAATATATCTCAGATGAGTTTGCTCCAAACTTCAAAGTAATGATGCATCTATCTTTGAACACTGATATAGGAGGCAAATTCTATGGTGTCAAATATTCATCACAGATGATAACAGAAAAGAATCCTCCGAGAGGATACTTCTTAGATGCCGACAGTGATGTCTTGGATAAGCTTCGTGAATATGATGAGTATCTTCCAACTATGAAAGAGTTCAGAATGCTTATTGGATTCATTTATGGCGTATTATATTTCAAAGCTCGACTAGTACCAATCGATGTTGAGATCACATTGGGTTATTATTATGAGATCGTTGAAATTAATGTACTAGATTTTGGTTTGACAATAGATTTGGATGATGTCAAGAATGCTCCAAGAACACCTCAAACCGCATCCATTCTTGGATACATTGAGAAGAATGATATCAAAGGATTAGAAGAAGAGATGTTATATCAACTGTCCATTGATCTTTATTGTGATATGCAAGAAGATGAAGATTGTATTTCTGGATGGAACATAGCAAAGGAACTATAGCACATTTCTGTTCCATATGAACTCATCATCTGAATGAAACATTTCCTATCCCTTTCAAACATAATTCTCTTCTCTTTGTCTGATTTTGAAGCATACCATAATTTACGAGATTCCCAAAATCTCGCAGCTGCAGCCTCCCTTTCTGGTCCTCCTGCAAATGTATATATAACAACCTTAGGCTCCATTTTTGATATTTTGTATCTAAAATGAATATATTATAATCATCATTTTATACAAAAATGGACAACAAATGTCTTGCCTTAACTAAGAAGGGTGAACGATGTAAGAAGCTCAAAAAGAAAGGAGATTACTGCTCTCAACACGCATGCATAATTCCCGTTCTAACTGCGAAGATGAAACAAGTAGAAAAACTTGAAACCCGTATTGTCAGACCTCCTCCATATAGGAAGAAACCAGAAGGACATGTTCCTATATGGTCTGAAGGGTATGCTTTCATGGTTGATTTCAATTGGGAACCTTATGTTGAACACTACATACCAAACGTTCAAAGAGACATTGAAATGCACCCTCCTTCAAGAGAAGTCATGAATACTATACCTTTGAATTCAGATGTGTTCATGCAAGTTTGTATACGTCTAGATTATGAGTCATGCTGTAATTTGGCAAGGACATGTAAATCTGCAAGAGATCTATATTATGGCAATGATAACAAATACTGGAAGAAACTATGTGAAGGAAGATACAATAAGAATGAAGGACGTACATGGAGAGAGACATTCATGTATCAAATTAAGTTTCCGCTACGACTTAAATTAGATCGATGTCTTAAAATTGCTGGCTTATCTGGTTACGGAAAAAGTGCATCACCGTCCGTATACAAATGTTTGTACGATATCATTAAGAGTGTATCATATGATTCATATCCATATATGGACATGACACCACACGATGTTTTGAGCTTTGTCTTTTTGGAAATTGAAAACGAGGATCTTCTTGAAGAGCAGAATTATCCTGTTGAAGATCCTATGTGTCGTCTCATATGTTCGAGATATTCAGGAATATCTAAATCGTCAGATAATCCTTTATGTGTTTTGACACCAAAGAGTATTGAATACATTGGATATTTTCATTTGTATGATGAGGATTTCAAGTTTGAGAGCGACTTGGAACAGTTAGCGAAATCTGTCAACATGAGTCACGACTATAGATTACATCTCAACACACTGCAACTCACACTTATGCACATTTATGGACAACTCGATGATGATGATCGTACGGGATATTCATCTTTAGGTCATGATGCAATCACTATATGTCGTCGAATCATGGATTATGAAGGTAGACCTCACATATGTCCAGATGATTGTTACCCATGTGTGTCATGTTTACCTGTGAGTCCAGTCTCACAGATCATAGCCAATATAATAAATTTAGGTGGTACGAAGGAAACATATGATGATATTATACGAGACTGCAAAAATACTTATGTAGTTGATCCTAAAAAGAAGAAAGCGATATGTTTGTTGACTTATCTTGAGATGCTTGATTCTGAGAAAAATATTAAAAGAGGGGAATAAAATGCATCACGACAAGAGCACTGCCCTAGTCTGCATATTCATTATTCTCATCATCATTGAGATTTTGATCTACATCAACAAGTACAAAACTTCTGAAGACAGAGATACCAATCAATGGATGCTCTGGCTCGCCGTCGGCATTACGCTTGTTGTGGCTGTTGTCATCTGGATGTGGTTCTGCAAGGAACATAGCCAATATGAGTTTGGCCTCTGGACAAGCATCAAAGACAAGTACTACACCGCCAAGGAGAAATCTCAAGCTAGATCTGCAGGAAAGAAGGCTGCCAGAGCTTCAGGAGAAACAGATGCACGTACGATTAACGAAGCAGGTGATGAAGCCGTAAGAGCGAAGAAAGACCAGCAGCGCGCAGTTAAGCGTGCAGGACAACAGGCTGATGCTGCAGCAAGAACTACCGCTCGCAAGGGTGCTGCAGATACACATGCGACAGGTGCAGGTGGGCATTGATTGTAAGAATTGAGATATATTTAATGAGCACTATGTTCATTAAATGAAAGGGTATTTGGATTATCTTGTCTATCTGACAAGTTACGCTCTCGGAAGTGGAGGGTATTGGCGCTCTAAATGTCTTAAAGAATATCCAGATGACTATGAAGCTCTCAAACAATCCTCATTCGAAAAAACATATGAGCTATGTCAATCGTTGAGCATCGTGAAAGAAAAGTTAAACTTGAGTGAACAAATATCAGACATACCAGCATTGATTAGATTCGAGAAATCTTTTGCTTGATTATAATGATATAGCAAGCGTGCCTGATGAAGTACATGATTTGCCACATTTGAATACATTGAAGATTTAACATTCTCAAATGAATACTTATTATTATACATTTCTAACTAGAAATGTATAATTTGTTTCCTGAATGTCCGAATGATACTGAAGGTGTCAAGCGCATTCTAACATTAGATTGGATATCTCGACGTGAAAAACATTGGCCATTAGTACGATATGATGATGTTGATATGGTTATGTATCAGACAATCAATACAGCAAAACCAAAAAAGACAGTGGCAATGATCGATACACGCAAAAGTAGTTCCGTTCCAGAAAGAGATGCAGTTAGACGATTACATGATACTTTTCCAGCAATTCGTACCATTCTAAGCAAATATTCAAACAAAGTTGCAGTTTGTGGAGGTATATTAACTAGGGCTTGTACTACATTCAAAACCGAAGGAAATAATGAGTACATTTGTTTAGCAAAGAGTGATTGTGATCTATTCTTCTATGGTTGTGCACATAATGATATCTCAGCTGATACATTAGAAGAGTATAGGAACATTTTGGAAGATTGTGTTGCTATTATAGCATCTGAAACGAAAAGTAACGTTGCAGTTGATCGTACAGAAAATGTTGTTAACGTGACAGTTCGTGACATAGGTGGTTCAAATGTTCATATTCAGGCAAAACACATCCAATACCAATTTATATTGCGCATTTACGAAAGCCTTGACAATATAATTGGAGGATTCGACTTAGGATCATGTATGATGGCTTACGATGGTCAACATATTTATGCAACACAAATTGGAGCATGGTGCTTAGCCAAAAAAGCAATCATTGTCGATCCTACAAGAAGAAGTACCTCCTTCGAGCATAGAATTTTGAAGTATTATTATATGGGATTTAACATCGTATTACCAGGATTGAATCAAGACATCGAATTTGCTCCAAGAGAAGGAAGTGAGGATACATTCCACAGTGCTATTGCTGCTTTGAAATCTGTTGGAATTGGATTCATTCGCTTTGATGGTGAGCACCTACATTCCTTTTACAGAATAAATAGCAATATATACAATTTGAACAACAGATTGCGAATAGAAAAGATCAAGAGGAAGAATAAGAAGGCTGATTCTATTCATTATTATCTAACACCAATCAATAAGTGGCTATCCTATGATGAAAAGCAAAAACCTCACACTCAACAAAGATATTCAGATTACGGATCGTTCAAAGCTTCGTGTATCGTATTATATACTCGTCAAAAAAACACACAAGAAGCATTGACATGCGCTATTATCAATGCGTTGAAAAACAATAGACAAGATAAGACGTTTGTCTGTGCATTGTTACCAAACGAATATAGTGCAGCTCGTAAAGTATTTGCTGATCTCATTGACAATCCTCAAATAGATATTCATCAGGATGTGTTGGATAAGGTGTTTGCACCTGCTATAGAAAACACTTATAGGGGACATCCTGATCCACCTGGTCCAGATGATGATGATCGTGTCTTGAATTCAAGACGTGATTGTCGTCGATTTGCAGAGTTCTTTTCCGAATATCAACAAATACTCATGAACTTCATGGCTCATAATAAGACTAGAGTAGGTATGCGACCAACTCTTGGAGAATATGGTCCATATGCTGAGTTCACAAAAAGAGTTTATCCTATTCTTCGACAAAGAATAGCTGATAATCAAGAGATATGGTGTAAGGATTTCAAAGGTTTGCGTTGGAGAACAGTAAATCCCACATCACAACACACTTCATCATTAAACCCTATCATTGAAGACCCTCGCAAGTTCTACATCAACTGTTATCGTCCATTCCATATTGGAATATCAAACGAACTGGAACGATATATTTGGTTAGTTTTGAGATTGCATGGAAAGCTACACAAAGACATCTCACTCTACATATTACGTCTCGTTATAAGAGAAACTATGATGTGGTATAATTCTCAAACGTCATACTGATCCTTCACAGCTGACACAAAGCGTCTTATGTCATCATTTGTAAAGGCTATATTCTCTGTCATATCAAGCGCAAACAAGACTCCTACCATAATCACATATGCAACACATAAACCTTCATGTGCACATGTGTTCTCATATGTTTCAGGATGTTGAGACATCTCCATATATTGATATTGAGGTAAGACATTTTTCGCATATCGTCGAATGATTTCATCCAAGATATCATTGTAATGATGATCCATCATAGGCTCAAATCTATACACCTCTTTGTGTTTGCTGTCAATAATGAGTAGATTTGAATGTCTTAATATATCTCCATTTGCATCAATTGCTATTCTTATACGAACTAAATCCACATGATCTGGATTTAAATCAAAGCTTGTAGGACCATCAACATCTGCTGTCTCATCCTTGGCTATATCTATGGTCATGTATTTTCCAACATAACCAGAATAGTCGCCCAATACTGAATCTATGTAACGTCCATCAAGCCAGCATTCCTTGGTAGGATCATATGATCGATATGATTCAATGAGATGTTTCATTTAATGACTTGATAACTTTGTTAACTTACATTTTAAACTTTTGTGAAGATGGACATTAGTTGTTATCCCAAATTTGAGAGTGAAGTGCTCTCGAATTCTAAAGATACGTGGTTCATGCATTCGGAATATTTATTGTCGACATGTATCAAACCTAACTCTCAGCACATATTTCTTCAACTCGAATTACCTGAAAATCCTTGCACGTGGTATAATGGATTTTACATTTCTAATGCTCAGATTCGTTACAATAGAGAAATAATTGCAACTGGTGATCGCGCAGATGTTATTGTATATTGGAAGAAAATCGTTGGAGATCTCAAACTTAATACTGAACATCAGAGTTATAAGAAAAATAAGAAATGCTTGGATGAACTGAAATGATTAATATGATAAAAACACATAATAGCAAAAATTTTGCTATTATGACAGAACCATTCGTTGTGAGTTTGTTTAAGGGCTATAAAATAGAATCTAGAGCATCACTGTTCATCGACGAGTTGAATTTTGAAGATGCATCAGAGTTACACTTATTCGAGAATGCAAAAATACAAATTGACAGTTATATTTGCATAAGCAAGATCAATGTTCCTGACGCATGTATCAGACGATTTTTAAGAGGAGCCGAAGTTCATCCATGGGCAACAGTGAAAATTGAGGGACACTTTTTTAGTGGAAATTCCGAAACAGAGAAGTTATTCTTCTACAATGATTCTGGAGATCGCTCAAAGTCAGATCTGACAAAGGAACAACTCCTGAAAGGGGAAACAGTGAAAGCAGGTACAGAACTTATTATCGATGAACTACTCGTATAAACAAGTGATTTTATGTCATGAAGACATAAAATTTGATCTTAAGGACTCATCATTGCGACCCATATGATGACTCGCATCATTAATCTTTTCAAATCTGAATGCATCTTGTATTTCTTCAAAACTAATCTAATTGCAAGCTCAGTGTCACTTGAAATGCCAATGTGAAAAGGACGATAACAGTTAATATAGAACTTACGAGGATCTTCGATGACCGGATTCAATGATGAAGTATGTTGTGATCCTGGATTAACTGTTCTCCAACGCAATCCTTTGAATTCTTCTTTCCACAGAGCACAATTAGTCTTTACTCTTTGAGTCAAAATGGGAACAACTCTATCTAGAAAGGATCTGAGAGGAGGATAGTTTGCAAATGATAATTCTGCATTACAGTGTAGTCTGTAATCATGTACGATCGTTTGATACTCTGAAAAGAATTCAGCATACTTTCTAGAATCTCTAATCGAATCTATACATCGGATTTCTGGATCTTTATGTACATGCGTTACATCCATGAGATCTTCTCTCATTTCGCCTTGGCAGAATTCTTCAGACACATCAATACCCGGATCATCTATGAGTTTGACGAATGTTCTTCTTGCTTCAATATAAGTGGGTAAAAGAATGGCACAAGCGAATATTCTTTCCTTCTTGCCACTTCTGGCAATACAAGCTAGAGCATATGATATCTGCACTGGGTGATCTTGAATAATATGAGCAGCTTTGTATAAACCATAATCTGTATATCTCGAGACAACATCTTCATCACGTTTTCTTTCAAAGGTTAATGGATGTTTATTACTGACTATACGCAAATAAGTGTGGTGTTTTTCGATCAGCAATATGTTATTGAGAGAACACTTTACATCTGATGTTGTACGGAAAACATTTTCTACATTATGATCATACTCACAATAATATGCACCGACATCACTCAATGCCTTTCTGATTTCAATCATGTTTAATGATCTCTCTGTAAAACAAGACTCATCAAGTCCAGGAAGTACTATTGCGAATCCCAATTCATTGTGATATTTGAAAAATCTGTATTCAAATGATTTGCTTCTTCTCTTAGTATCAATGATCATTGCCATCTTCGATAAAGACCATGCTCCCAATGGTGTCGTATAAATGTGTTCTCCATCATAAGTCATCATACATGGTCCCAAGTCGAAACCTCCAATGATTGAATCTAATGTTGAATATATTCGCAATATAAATTGATATTCTCTATATTCGTTACGCTCGTTTCGATTACCAGGTTTTAGTGCCATCCATTTGACGATAACATTAACAACATTCTCTGTTCTATCAACACTTACAACCTTTCCATTTCCACTACACTTAGATGCAATGATAGCAACACAATCTTCAAGTATATCCCTATATTCCTTCAACGTATCTGGTGTAATCTTATCTTCTGGACATCCATAGAAAAAGATATCACAATCATAACTATCAAGTCTTAACATGTCTTGATTATGTGATAAACAAGCTCTTGTTAATATACCTCCACAGACTGCAATCTTACCTCTATACTTATCAAAAAGATGTTCCAAAGCAGGAAATGTTGTATGAAGACTTTCTAAGGCTTTAGTTTCAGATGGTACTAATTGAGTACAAGGTCTATTTATTACTGCGAGTCTTTGGTTTGGTTTGGGATACTCAGTTTTATATCTGTTTATATCCTTCAACTCGATCAATGGCCATCGTTTCTCGATTCTTGATATCCAGTCTAATGTTAGAATGCGTTTGACTCCATTAGGATCAGATGGATCTTCTGGAAAACTATAATCCATTTCATAACAATGAAAATGACTTCTTTTATATCATTTTAAAAAACATAAATGAGGAAAAGTCCAGGTGTTAGTGTCAATCCTAAGACCAGTATTCATGTTATTTCTGGGCCAATGCGATCAGAAAAAAGTCTAGAAGCAATACGTCAGACAAAACGTTATCAAGTTTTGTATGGAAAAGAATCTACCATCTTTGTCAATCCTCGCATTGATATTCGAACAAGTGATGGTATCGCGAAATCTAGAGGTGGCAATGAAATGGAATGCATTGTATGTGATAAGTTGAGTGAGATCGAAGGATCTGATCTCTTTCAAAAAGCAAAGCTTGTGACACTTGATGAAGCTCAATTCTTTCCTGATCTCTTCAATTTTGTCATGAAGCATTGTGATAAGAAGTCGTTCATTGTTACATCACTTGATGGTGACTGGAAGCAAGAACAGTTCGGACAAGTATGGTCTCTTATTCCTTATGCTACTATGGAAAAGCTTACTGGATTTTGTGAACTATGCAGGGATGGAACACCTAGTGTATGTACGATTGCTGTAGGTCCTATGACAGGACAAGTTTCAGTTGATGAAGCTGAAGGTACTCAATATCTTGCAGCATGTCTTCAACATCGAACATCTGAAGCAGTCAAAGACGAGTTTCGAAGACGTCAAACAGAATAATTTCACATCTCATCGAGATATGAAATCGTCGAGATATTTATATCAATTTAATAGTCATCATAGTTCTTTTTGCATCGACGAAAACAAACAATAGTGATAAATATGATACTAATGATGATCGTAATTATTACTGAACCATAACCTATGACACATAAGGTTATGCCTATATTGTAAGACATCATACCTTTTTGCATATAAGAAACAACAGAGACATCAAGATAACATTGAACATATAAGTCACCTTCACCATCAGTGTAACCTACCTTTGGATAACAGTAGTCATTCGAAGACATTGTTCTATCACATGAGCATTGATATGTCCCTGTTGAAGGATAAAGTTGTAATCTATTCTCTGCTGTTATGTATTGATAGTCATATACTACAGGACTTGCTAATGCAGTATATCCATCTGACATCTCCCACATTGCTACATAAACTGGAGGTTTATCGCTCTCACCTGAAAGCAATGTGAAGACGCTTGCATTAACAATAGTACACATATCTTCACTATATAAGCTCATCATATTTGCATCATTGTTGTTTACTAGCAACAATGGACCCAATACAATGAATATCAATATCACAGCGATTGATGATATTCCTAAGATATTGATAATATTCGATATCGGAGTATTTCTTTTAGGACAGAAGATCTTCTTGAGAATAGATTGACATGTAGTATGTTTGTGTTCTGTTTGAGATGTAGTAGCTGGAGGATTCATTCGTTTTTATGTGTCTTTTGTTTTCTTAAGCGTAAATGAGAACTCATAGAATTCCAAAAACATTAGATCGTGATGCATATCCATGGGACATGCCGAACGCCATAATCAGAGCATCTAAATCTAGATATCCTAGACCTAATGAAACTCCAACTAAATATGAACCATCAACATATATTGATAAGCATCTTTACGAGAAGGACGAGAGAAGGAAACTTTTCGAACATTACACAACAATGGATCTCACAATATGGATTTTCATCATATTGATACCATTGGCAACATTTATTATCTTGTGGATGTTGAAACCATCATTCGTTCAGAACAATGATGGTAATGTTGACGTCGTGTTTCTTATCATATGGACTTTAGTTATTTGTGTAATAGGATGGGTCATCCTATTCTCTCTTAACAACTGCAGATGCAGAAATTAAATCAAAGGAAGACATATCTCACATCCCTTTGCATCAATACCAACATTGTAAAAATCAAGATATTTCGTATTGAGTGTTCTTTTAGACCCCGACTTAAGTAACTCTTCTTCTGTAACATATCCTATCTCATGGAACAAAATGTATTCAATCTTTGATTGCAGACATATGTTGTTGCATGCATGTATACCTTCTTGAACATTACCAACAATGATCATTGGCCATCCAATCCTGGTGATACCTCTAATCTCTTGATGTATTGTCTCTACAACGTGCAAAATTACAATACCCACACATATATCATTCTTCATGATCATGTAAGATTCAAAACATTCAATCCAACATCTCCATTCCTCTTCATTCGGATTGAAGTGGAACCTCATACCTTCGACAAAATTCAAAAACACACATCTTGATGATTGGATATCATCACCTTTGATGAGTTTGAAGGTGACATCAAACTTTGATGAAACATTGTATTGCCATGATGGTACACGAATATGGTTAACTCCCTTGAATTCCGATATCATGTGATATCCTGTATGAACTTGGAATTGTACGCCTATACCAATTGCTTGCTTGATTGCAACCATACCAAGACCTACACCTCTAAGATTAGGATGTACGACAAGAAATGTTGTGCATCCTATACGAGAATCTTCGATCTTTTGATCTTTTGTAATATATCTCACTCCAATGTCTAATGTCATGATACATGCTGCAATTATGTTCTTTCTTGTCCTTATGATAGCTCTATGAAACCCAAGCATTTGAAGTCTTTTTAAGCATTCAGGTTGAAGAAGAGTCTTATTGCCACTTGCCATAACATTATATTCTTCAATGAATGATGACAATTCAAGATTCTCAGAGTCTGATGAAAGTGTTCCTCCAAGTTTGAATGGAGGATGTATGTTCACACAATGCATGGTTTGCAAGAAGAGTTGAGTTTTGGAAGCTGTGACTTTTGGATCTTCATTGGGATCGATCACAAGTGTGTCAATGTCATCTGTACGTTTGATCGAAAGTGAAGACCAACTTTCAACTTCACCATCCATTTTTGATACTAACTGAGATGTAAAATAATTACATTTTAATTTCTAAAAATGCCAGAGGGTCCCATGGTAATGCGAATTGTTGATATGTTAACCAAAACCCTCGTTCGAGAAGGGCAATGGCCATATCTTCGTAGTATTACATGTCTAACATCTAGATTCAGTGGCATAGATATTTCAGTCTTTGAGAGTGTGAAGAATCAGAGAATGCTCGACTTTTTTTGTAAAGGTAAGACTTTCTTCACCACATTTCCTGATGAACTCACCATTACATCGCATCTTGGCATGGAAGGTAATTGGTCATTCGAACCAGATGGAAAGAATGCACACTTCGAAATTCAATTGACCTTCACTTTGGACGCAAAAGAAGAACCAATGAAGCTATATTACAACAATCAACGCTTTGGTTCCTTTGAAGTTCTCAAAACTAAGGTTGAGTTGGATCAAGCTCTTGAGAAAATAGCTCCAGGTTTCATTGGACGCTATATCATCTCAGTTGAAGAATGGCTAGAGAGAATGTCGCGATTCACAAAAAGGAAATCTCTCATGAGATTGATGATGGATCAAACTGAACTGTGCTCTGGAATAGGAAATTTCTTAATAGCAGAGTTGTTCTGGTATGCTCGTCTACATCCTCAAGTAACTGTCGGACGTCTCACGCAAGATGATCGTATTATGTTATATCATATTTGCTTGAAGGTAATCGCAGGACATTATGATGGAACGTTACCGAAGGTAATCTATATGAAAGAGATATCCCCTGAAGGACATAAGATCATTCAACAGAAATTCACGGATAGGACGACACATTGGGTTCCAGAAGTTCAGACAATCATTTAAACTTCTATATGATTGAGAATACACATATCGTTATGATTTACCCATAAACACTTAGAATGAAGTATACTTCATTCTAATCCTTTGTGTTAGAACTTCTCGATTCACACATCATATCTAATGCAAACACATCATTCTTGAGCGTCATATTCAATGTAGACACATCATTCTTGAGCATCACATTCAATGCAGACATATCATTCTTGAGGACCACATTCAATGTAGACACATCATTCTTGAGCATTATGTTCAATGCAGACACATGATTCTTGAGCATCACATTCAATGCAGACACATGATTCTCGAGGACCACATTCAATGCAGACACATGATTCTTGAGCATCACATTAAATGAAGACACATCATTCTTGA